GAAGTAAAAGAGCTATATAATGAAGCAAGAAATTGCTTTTCTGTAAATGCGTTTACATCTAGTATTTTATGTTGTAGAAAATTATTGATGAATTGTGCAGTAGAGCAAGGAGCAGAAGAAGGAAAACAATTTGTTTATTACATAAATTTTTTAGAGGACAACCACTATACGCCTAAAAATATAAAAGCCTGCATAGACAAAATAAGAACATTAGGGAATGATGGGACTCATAAAATTGAAAGTAGAACTAAAGAAGAGGCAGAACTAGCAATAGATTTTACAGCTTTAGTTTTAAAAATGATTTATGAAGCACCTGGTAAATTAAGAAGTAAATTTGAAGATAAATAATAAAATAAATTGGTGAGGTGGTGATGTGGCTAGAGCAAGAAGTCCAAACAGAGATAAATGTTTTTCTATAGAATTTATTAAAAATATTACAAAATAAACATTTATTTAGAAGTTTTATAAAGAATGATACGCTTTAAGAATCTGGTTTAGGCTAGGTTCTTTTTATTTTGAATTGATTATTATGAATAAATTAAGTTGTGAGGTAATACCATTTAAATATTTTAAAGAAAGAATAAGAATTGTAAAATATATTGAACGGAAGTATAAGAATACAACAATAGAAATACATAAAAATTTTGTTGTTATACAATATAAAATTTAAATATTATAAGAGAGGATGAAACTTATGCAGGTAAATTGTGATGAATGTAAAAAAGATTTTGAAATGGAAGTAAAAATTGAAAAAATAAATACTGATGTTGAAAGAACTTATTTTATTTGTCCTAATTGCAGTAAAGAATATACCTCAGTTTTAACTAATGAAAGAATAAGAAATGAACAAACCTTAATGAGAAAGTATGTTAAAGAGTTTGAGAATACGGATAGTATTGGAAGAAAGTTACTACTTTCTAAAAAGATTAAGAATTTAAGTGAAAAGATAGCGAAAGATATTGCTTGGTTAAAAAAGAAATATAATTATTAGGAGGAACTATTATGGGTAACAATAATAATCTTGAAATGTTAAGAGATGAATTTAGAAATGCAGCTGATATTTTAGATTAACTGGTAGCTTTAGACGAAAGAGAAAAAAGAGGAGAAGATGTATCTAAAGAGTGTGAGGGGATAATGGGTAGATATATTATGTCTATGGTTAAGATTGATACTTTAGCTAAAAATATTTAGTTAGGAGAGATAATAATGGGAAATGATAAGTTTTTAAAGCTATGCAAAGAGATTGTAGTAAATTATTTTAATGAACATGCAGATAAGACAGATAATAAAAAAATTACTGAGGATGATGTTTTTGTTGTGTGGAGTTGTAAGACATTACAAAATAATAAAGCTCTTGTAAGTACAACAGTAAGTGATGGTATGTACTATGAAATAACTTATAATGGAGATAAGAAAGAAACTTATGTTGATGCATATAAAAAGTGGGAAAACTTTGTTGTTAAAGAAGATTAAAAATGAACGATAAAGAAATTGTTAAAAGTTTAGATAAAATTTATAAAATATTATGGTGGATATCTTTTTGGTTAGCACTAAGTTTCTTTATAGGATAAGTCTTAGAAAATAAGGCTTTTTTATTTTGCTTTAAAAGTAATGGAGGAATATTTAATGGGTAACAGGAGGATGATGGAATGTAAATTAAAGAACTGTTATGAGTTAACTAGAAATGAATCAGGATATTGTGATTTACATTTAGAAGAATTTGAAATGAAAGAAAAGGAAAGAAGAAAAAGATTTATAGAAAGATATAACAAAGAAAATAAATATAATAAATTTTATGGGTCACAAAAATGGAAGAGGCTAAGGGAATATGTTTTATGTAGAGATAATTATTTATGCCAGGATTGTTTAAAGAACAATGTAATAAAAGAAGCTACAGAAGTTCACCATATAGAAAAGATACGTTTAGCATGGGATAAAAGATATGATCCTGATAACTGTATAAGTTTATGTAGTGAGTGTCATAAGAAAAGAGATTACGAGAAGAGGTAGTTTAGAGTGAATAAGAAGGAAGTAATGGAGTTATTACTATTAGATGAGAAGCAATTAGATTGGTTAGAAGATGATTACCTTAGATTACATAAAGAAAATATAGATAGAGTTATTAGAAGTAAGAGATATGAAAAGTGGTATATTGAAGCTTTAAAAGAGTGGAAGGAGAAGAGGAGTAGATATATCCCCCCTACCCTTTAGAAGCTGAGGCAAAAATTTACCAGGACGAGGCTAGTTTAGGTCGCAGAAAATTCCCCACGGAGTTTTTTTGAAAAAAATAAAATTGTCCAGGATGGCCATAAGAATTTTTATATTATAAAAATATGATGTAAGTTAGTAAATATCAGCTTTTAAAGCTTACATATAAAATTAAAAATAAAGATAATTTTTATGAAAAAAAATATATAAAAGTATTGAAAAACAAGCTATTTTTAGTTTGTTTTTTTTATTTTAATAATTAAATTTTTAAAGAAAAGAGGTGAGTTTTTATGGCTGGTACAAGACAACCTATTGATTTATTGCTTCATAAAGGTAAAAAGCATTTAACTAAAAAAGAAATTGAAGAAAGAAAGGCTACAGAAGTAAAAGCAAAATCAGATAAAATAAAAGCGCCTGATTATTTAGAGAGAAAATTAAAACTTGAATTTAATAAAATTTCAAAAGAACTTATGGATATAGGTATAATGAAAAATTTAGATATAGATTGTTTGGCTAGATTTTTAATTGTACAAAAAGAATTTTTGAAAATAACAAAAGCAGTAGAGGCAAGAGGACCTACAAAAATTATTGAAGTTGAAAAAAAGAATGCAGAGGGTGAAATGATTTTAGAAGAGCTAGAGGTTATAGATGATGATTACGAAAGATTATTGTCTATGCAAAATAAAGCTTTTAAAACATGCAGAGCTGCAGCAAGTGATTTAGGATTAAGTATTTCAAGTAGGTGTAGATTAGTTGTTCCAACTAATAACTCTGATAATGGAGAAGTAAAAACAGAAGGACAAAAAAGGTTTGGCGATAGGATATGAGTGGAGAAGAACTTTTTGGAATTATATATACCTATGCTGAAGATGTTGTTAATGGAAAAGTAGTTGCGTGTGAAAAGCATAAATGGGCTTGTAAAAGATTTATAGAGGATATAAATAAAATACAAAAAGAAGAGTTCCCTTATTACTTTGATTTAGATGAAGTATTGGACTTTTACGAGTGGGCAAGACTATTTAAACATAGAACAGGAATAGTTAAGGGACAAAGAATAGAAATTATTCCGTGGCAATTATTTATTGCAGGCAATTTATTTGGATGGAAAAATAAAAAAACTGATTTTAGAAGATTCAAAAAGGCTTTTATAAGTGTTGGAAGAAAAAATGCTAAATCAGAGCTATTAAGTTTAATTGCAACTTATGAGTGTTTTATAACTGATGATAATAGTGAAATTTATTTAACAGGTTGGAATAAAGATGGTTATGATATTGTTTATAGAGAAATAAATTATCATTTATCACATCCATATGAAAAAGACTTTTTCAAGGGGAAATATAAAACGGCATATGGGAAAATAACTCATTTAAAAAGTGGTTCATTTATACAACCATTATCAAGAGAAGCTAAAAATACTGATAATGCTAACAATCCAAGCTTAGCAATAGTTGATGAATATAAGGATCATGTTACATCAGAGATATATGATAACTTAAATACTGGTATGACTAGACCTAACGCATTAATAGTTATTATAAGTACAGCAGGAACAAATATAAATTGTCCTATGATGTTTGAATATAAATATGTATCAAAAGTATTAAATCCAGACATTAAAGATGTTGAAAATGATGAATATTTCATAATGATATGTGAGCTTGAAAAAGATGATGATATAAAAGATGAAAAAGTATGGCCTAAAGCTAATCCAATAGTAACATTAACTGAATTTGGAATGGAAAAATTGAGAGGTGATTTAAAAGTAGCTTTAGATGCTCCTGAAAAAATGAGGATATTTAAAACTAAGAATATGAATATTTGGTGTGATGATAGAGAAGATGGTTACATGAATATGGAGAAGTGGGAAAAGGCCGAAACTGAAAAAACTCTTGAAGATTTTACTGGTGAGCCATGTATTTTAGGTGTTGATTTAAGTACAAAATTAGATTTAACTTCTATATCATTTGAATTTTTTTTAGACGGAGAGTATTATACATTCCAACATTCATGGATACCTGATGAAGCTTATCAAAGAAGATTAAGAGAAGGTAAGTATAGGTTTGATTTATGGGTAGAAGAGGGCAATTTAACAGTTTGCCCTGGAGCTGTAATAGATTATGGATATGTTAAAGAATATTTTCAAGATATAGAAAGAAAATATAAAATAAAAATTTTAGAAATAACATATGACCCTATGAATGCAACTCAATTTATTCAAGAGTTAGAATTTGAAGGATATGTTTGTGTAGAGGTTAGACAAGGGCCATTTACTTTAAATGAACCTACTAAAGACTATCGAGATAAACTGTATGAAGGAAAAGTAAAACATGGTAAAGATGGATTGTATTCATGGAGTGCTAGTAATGCAGTTGCTACTCAACATAAACAAGAATATATAATGCTTGATAAGAAGAAATCTCATGAAAAAATAGACCCAATGGCAGCTACTATAAATGCACATTATAGAGCTACTAAGAAATTACAAGTAATAACTGGAGATATATTCTATTCTCCACCAATATAAAATTTGAAAGGGGGGAGAGAAAGTGGGTATATTCAGTAAAATAATAGGATTTTTTAAAACTCCTTATAAAGCATATATAAATAGAGATTTTAGTAATTTTAGTTTCTTTAATAGAGATTTAAATACAAATGAAAATATATTTAGTGCAGTTAGTTTACTTAGCAATGCTTTAGCAAGTGCACCTATTAGTGTTTATAAAGATTATGAAAAATTAAAGCCTAGAGAAAATGATTTAGCTAGATTATTTGAATATGGTCCTAATAATTTTCAAAGTACATTTCAATTTATAAGGTTGATGGAAACATTAAGAAATACTAAGGGAGCAGCTTATGCAATAAAAGAATATGGCTTTAATAACAGATTAGAAAGACTTTGGGTTATGAACCCCGATAATGTTACTCCACAAATGGAGAAAGATAGCAGAGAATTATATTATGCTATAAGTAAAGATGGTGCTATTAATTATGTTCATAGTTCACATATAATAGCAGTAAATTATGTAACTACAGATGGATATACGCCTATAAGTCCGTTAGATGTGCTAAGGAATACAGTTGATTATGATAGAGAAATTAAAGAATTTAGCTTAAATCAGATGAAAGATGGATTAAAAGCTAATTTAGTCATAAAATTACAGGCTAAATTAAATGAAGAGGAATTGGCTAATTATAACGAGATGATAAATAGGTTTAAGTCTAATGGGATATTATATGTTGATAATGGAAAAGAATTTCAAGAGCTTAAAAAAAGTTCTTTTATTGATCCTAATGTAGCAGCAGTTGAAGAAATAACAGTGGAAAGAGTAGAAAGAGTTTATACAATACAAGGAAAATTAACAGGAAAAGCTACTAATGTAGAGGATTTATTATACTTAAAAGATAGTATATTACCTACAGCTAGAATGTATGAACAAGAATTTACTAAAAAGTGTATTCCTAATACTGAAAGGGATGAAGGCATAAAGGTAAAAATTTCTTTAAATGGATTTGCAAGAGCAGATATGAAAACAAGAGGAGAGTTTTATTTTAAAGGAGTTCGTACTGGATGGTTTTGTCCAGATGAGGTAAGAGCTTTGGAAGATATGCCACCTATTAAAGGGGGTGATACTTATTATGTTAGTAAAGACTTAATTCCTGTGGATATGATTAGAAATTTGAATAAACCTAAAAATAAATAAAGTGAGGTGATTTTATGGGGAAAAAGTTTTGGGAAATAAAAGCGAAAGCTAATAATCCTTCGGAAGCAGATATTTATTTATATATTGAAATAGCTTCTTGGGGTGGGGGCTATTGTGCTCATTCTGCACAAAGTTTTACAGAAGAGTTAGAGAGCTTAGGAGATATAAGTACATTGAATGTTTATATAAATTCCCCAGGGGGAGATGTATTTGAAGGATATGCAATCTTTAATGTACTTAGAAGAAAGGCAGATAACTGTCAAATAAATGTCTATATTGATGGAATGGCAGCGAGTATAGCAAGTGTAATTGCTATGGCTGGAACACATATATCTATGCCTAGTAATGCTGTTATGATGATACATAGAGCATCTATAGGGATTTATGGGAATAGTGATGTTTTAGCAAAAGGTATTAAGTTTTTAGAAAAAATAGATAATAATATGAAGCAAACATATATAAATAGATCAAATGGTAAGTTAGATGATAGTACGTTGGATTTCTTATTTTCAAATGGAGATACATGGCTTACCGCACAAGAATGTTTAGAATATGGTTTGTGTGATGAAGTTACAGAAGAAATAAAAATAAGTGCTAAATATGATAGTAAAGCCTTAGGAAATTATAAAAATATTCCGAAGGCTTTTTTAAATACTCAAAATAATGAAAGGAGAATGAATGATGAAAAAAATCAAAAAATAGATTCTGATGTAAAAGCATTGATAGATAGAGTAAATAATAAAATAAATAATTGGAATATGGAGGAGAATAATTATGAATAGATTTGAAATTCAACAAATGCTAGATGGAGTAAGAGCAAGTTTAAAGAAGGAAAATGAAAAATTAAATGCCATGTATATGGATGGTAAAACAACAATTGAAGCTAGAAATGAACAGGTTAATGTTGTTAGAGATTTAGAGGAGAGAGAAAAAGGAATAGCAGCTAGATTAAAAAAATTTGATGATGAAGCAGCGGCTAAACTAGAGGAGCAAAACAAAGGATTAGGAAATACTCAAGAGGATAAGGTGTTAAATGCTAAAGCTGAATTAATAAGAAGTGTTATGGCAAAACAAAACCCAACTCAAAAAGTTTTAGCAGCTTTAGGAGTTGGGTCTACTCTTGGAAATGGGGATAAATTTTTACCAAGTACAATGGTGAATGATTTATTATATGAACCTATGGCTAAAAATCCACTAAGAAAATTATCTGTTTTTACTAACATAACGAATTTAGAAATACCTAAAATAACATTTTCTTTAAGTGATGATAACTTTTTAGAAGATGATACTGCAACAGCTAAAGAGCTTAAAGCTGATGGAGATACTGTTGTTTTTGGTAGAAATAAATTCAAAGTTTTTTGTGATATAACAGAAACAGTTTTAAATGGAACTAATACAAACCTTGTACAAGTTGTTGAAGCGGGGTTACAAAGTGGATTAGCAAAAAAAGAAAAGAAAGTTGCTTATGCTAAAACAGAAACAACTACAATGTCTTTTTACCATAAAACAGATTCATCAAATTACGATATAAAATCAATTAAAGGGAAAACATTATATGAGGCGATCATAGAAGCTATAGCAGACTTAGAAGAGGATTATTCAGAAAATGCTAGCGTTACAATGAGAAAAGTTGATTATTATAAAATGATAAAAGATTTAGCTAATGGAAACGCTACACTTTACATGGCACCTCCAGAACAGATATTAGGAGTTCCAGTTGAATTTTGTGATTTGGCTGAAATACCAGTAGTAGGTGATTATAAATATTCACATTTTAACTACGATTTAAAAATGTTATTTGATAGGGATAAAAATGTTAAAACAGGATTAGAAAGTTTTGTTTTAACTGCATGGATAGACCATAAAATTAAAATGAAATCAGCATTTAGACTTGCAGAAGTTACTCCCAGCTAAGATGTTAGGAGAAGAAATCCTAACAGAAGAACCTGTAAATCTAAATAAAATGAATATTTCAGAGTTAAAAGATATGGCTAAGAACTTGAAGTTAGAATTTGATAGCTCAATTAAAAAGAATGATTTAATAAAACTTATTTCAGACAAAATGGGTGAGGATAAATGATAACTTTAAAAGAAGCTAAAGAGTGGCTTAGAATATTTGAAGATGATGAGGATAATCTAATTGATTCTTTAATAAAAAGTAGTGTAGCTATAATAAAAAGTGCTACTGGTGTAAGTATAGGTTATATAAACCAGTGTAATGATGAAGAAATTAAATCTCTTTATAGTATGATTCAAAAGATTTTAATTACTGACTTATACTATGAAAAAGATAAGGAAAATAGAGCTTTATTAAGTTTATATATTCAATTAGAAGCTACATATTTAAGGATGAAAAATAATGAGAGTTAAAAATTTTACAATAAAACCACATGAGCTTAGACATCCTATTGAAATTCAAAGAGAAGTTCCAGGGAGAGATGAAGATAATAGACCAATTACGGAGCTGAAAACAGTTTTAAAAACAAAAGCTAAGATTCTTAATGTAAGAGGAGAAGAATTTGAACTTGCTAATGGTAAAGGAATTAAAATAGCTAAAACTTTTTACATTAGGTTTCCTAAAAGTATAGAAATAACTGAAGATGATAAAGTTTTATATGAAAATAAAATTTATAATATTATCTATGCAAATAACATTGAAGAAATGAATGTTTATTTAGAAATTAAAACGGAGTATGTTAAGTAATGGGATTAGAAATCAAAGGTATTAATAACATATTAAAAAAGTTAGATAATTTATCACATATTGAAAAAGAAAAAGTTGTTGAAGAGGCAGCTGAAGAATTAGAAAAGAAAATATCAGATAAGGCAAAAACATTTTCTAATACAAGCTATATGTATGTTGGAAAAGGTGAAAAAAGAGTATATGGATTAAGTTGCTTTATTGATGTTGGTTTTAGTAAAGATAATGCCCCTTTTGATTTATGGAAATCACTCTGGTTTCAAAACTGGGGTTATTTTGATAAGGGGCTAAATTTTAATGGTGATATTTATATAAATAAACATCAATTTTGGTTTGACGAAACTGTTAAGAGCTCAGGAAAAGAAATACAAAAGCAACTTAAAGAAAAATTAAGGCAAGAAGTTAGAAATGCTTTAAGGTGATACTATGAATGAAAAAATTAAAAATGTTTTAGACAGTATAGGATTTAAAAATTCTTATTTGGAAAGAGATTCAGATGAAGAATGTGTTGTATATAATTATTTTTCAAATAGTATTGTCTTTGCAGATAATAAAGAAAAAATAAGAGAATATACAATACTATTAAATGTTTATTCTAAT